TCGATAAAGAGCAGAAGATTAGCCAGTCTACCCTGGACGCCCTTGAATCCGAGCTTTACCGCAATCTGCGCCCCCTGTATCCCAAAATGGTAATTCGCATCCGCAAAGGTAGCTCTAACGGTGTGGAACTGACCGGACTGCAACTGGACGAAGAAAGAAAACAAGTGATGAAGATTATGCAGAAGGTGTGGGAAGACGACAGCTGGCTGCATTAAGAAAAGTTGCTGGCGTCTGAACTTGGTTCTGGCGTCAGCAAGGTTGAACAACGAGTACAGTGAGGCGTTAGGTGTGGCGTTTATTTGATGAGTGAACGCCCGTTCTGCGACAGGTTCGGAGATTAAGGTTGAAACTACGGGCAAAATACCATCTTTTTCCTACTTAATTGAGTCCAGTAACAAGTTACAGTTACTCTCATTGTAGAGAGAACGAGCAATTAGTGTTACCTGCTTTCCATTCATTCCCGGCTTATCCCATAACACAGCTTCTTGCGACGCCACAAATTCAGCATAATCAATTATGCGTTGTTCGTGATCTGGTTCCTCATAGCCAAAGTATGAGAGCGCATCGTTGTAAGCGTGGTAAGCTGCTTTCTGTAATATCTTGATATCGGCTGTAGGTACTTGCTCCGTGTAGCTAGGATCTAATTGTGTGCTACTGCCATAGAATGCACATGAAAGGTAAGATATTGATTTCTGTTGAGCTTTAGTTCCTTTCTCATAGTTTTTAGCTGTTACCGCCTGAACTGGGACGCTAACAAAGCTTGCAACCAGAATTAAAATTAATACGTAAAAGCTTTTCATTTTGACCTCAGCCGAAACGTTAGAGAGACTATCGAAATTTGTAAAACCCGTGGCGATTCAGTTTGAGATCCTCCCCCTTACATGATTTTTAATCAAATATATGCTTTTGTAAGCATACCTGTTAACCGAATTATTTATTTTTAGAGATCTTCCGACATACTGATTATGCCCGCTGAGGAGTTCACCTTGCGTAAGGTCCGATTCGCTTTACTCGTCTGTGCATGTCTATGCTGCATGAGATTGCATGATCGTTTGAGGATCGTTTTTGCTAAGGCCCGCCAGAACTGGCGGGCTTTTGCGTAGATCATGCACCTGCATGAAAACCACTACATAAAGCGGGCAGGCGTGGCGGGGATACGAGCGCGCGCTAACTAAAAAGCTAGAGAATCTGTGAATTTTTCAATAGTATTATTCTTAGTTAACTAAAGGAGAATCTTATCATGGCAGAAAACGGACCTCGTGAAGACTTGGCGAAGCTGGTGTCCCATAAACTATTGGAAAGATTTAAGTGGAAGCAACACGGTCCGACCGATCATGATTTTCCGTGTACTGAACAAGAATTACACAAGCCAGCGGAAAAAACGCAAGACCACACACATCCAGTTGATATTGTCTTTCATTATAAAGATCCTTACTTAAATAAAATTGTTTATCTAAATACTGATTTGAAAAGTTATTCAAAAGGGTCTTTAAATTCTAAAATGGTTGAAAATGCTTTAGATTCCTTAGCAAAAACTATTCATTGTGCGCAGAATAGTCAGGTATGGAAAAGTCGCTATGAGACAACCATGTCTAAAAGTGAAGTACGAGGGTTACTTTTTGTATATAATCATGATAATGACTATAAGCATAATTTCTATGACTATTTTTATCCTCCTAAACCCAAAAAAGGGAAAAGACCTGCGGCAGTTAATTTAGACAGAGTAAATGTATCTGAAAATCAGCAAATACATATAATTGAGCCACGAACTATTAGTTATCTTATGTCTGTTGTTGCTGATATGAACGAAATGATTGCGGAAAATAAATTCCCGCGTGATGATTATGGGTTCTATTATCCTCAATTAATACTTCATAAGGTTGTGACTGCAGAAGAATATCTTCCAGCTACAGTGGAAACTCTAACATCCCCCTACATGATAATTAAACATGGTCCAGTAATAGAATATAATAGAGCTAAAAAGGAGGACGAGCTGGTTTATCCTGAAGGGTTTATTGTTTATTACAACCGCTCCGGTAAAACAGACTTAGAGTTTAATTATTTATTAGATACTCTAGCTAACTACCAGATATTAAACTCAAAAAATAATATTAGAATTAGAGTAGCATGTATTGATAAAAGTGAGCACATACGGACTAATTTTATAAAAGCTATAGAAAAATTTTCATATCAGTGGGGATATGATGAATCTATGAAGGAAAAATTATTATCTATTGAGCTATATATTGTGCCTCTATCTCGAGAGCAATATTTAACAGAAGAAAGATCATGGGATGTAAAATAATGAGTGAAATACACAGTGTTACAGACAAAGCTTTATACGAGGCTTTATGCCAATCACGTGTCACTGATAATGATATGGTGGAATTGTTTTTATCCCGTGGAATTTTGGTGTCAAAAAAAACTGAGCGTAAGCAACTAGCAAAAAATTTCTCAAAGCTCACTCATGATTATTATTTGCATCAGAAAATTTCTGGAATATTTGGAGGTTTTTTAAGGCGAGAGAAATCTACGGCTATAGTTATTAAGAATAATATTGATAAGCCACTACTTGTTAAGGCTGCTAATAAGCTTAAAGATCAGCTGGAAAGCGAAGATGATATATGTCATGTAATCAGTGATAAAGATTTTATTAAAATTAGCATTACATACTTATCAACCAATTTTGGTAAAAGTGAATTTAACCAAGTAGAGAAGAAAACTGCTGTTTTTGAAATCGAGTCCCTTTCGGATGGTTTTTCAATTCGTAGGCCTGATAGTGAACAAGCTGAGATTTATAATAAAAAACTACTAAGTATTATCGAACAGGTTATACAAAAGGAAAAAGATATAGAAGCAACGACTTTAGATACAGAAGAAATCAACCTCGCGAACATCGATGACGCAGATAAAAGAACAGAATTTTTTAAGCGGCTCATCAATGGGTTGGATGGATATGTTTTAGATGATGTTACGGATGTTTATATCTACCATCCTAAACCTGCTGTCATGGAGGAGGAAGATGGGGATTCTGAAACAGGAATACATATTAGCAAAGCATCTTTGAAAGGAGAGGGGGTGCTTAAATCTGAAGAGTTGAATTCTTTGTATGATAGGGGGTTTTATATTTGGAAAATAAGATGGAGAATAAAGGATAAATCTACTACTCCAGATCTTTATGATTTTGAAGCTCAGTTTAGTGATCCTTTAGAGTTTAAGAGCTTTTCATATATTTCTAGAGGGGTGAGGAAATATAAAGGTGCCGGAGAATATAATAAAAATCCGAGCCAATTACCGGATGATGAAGAATATCATTTTAAAAGACTTATTGAAAAAACGGCGCGTTCAATTATAATGGATATTAATAAAGAGTATGAGTGAGATAACAAATGAAAACACTGGATAAAATTAAGTGGAGCAGAGTGAAGTTATCAATAACCTTCTCTGAACTAATTGATTATTTTAAACGTAATTCTTATGATGAAAGTAAAGGTTATGGTTATACTTTTGTGAATTTTACTGAACATGAAGTTTCCGCTTCTTATGTTGAAAAGTCATTGCGTACAGAAGTTATTGTATCGCCCGCGGGAGATGAGATAGAACAAGATTTTTTAGAGTATGAAACCATAAAATTTGCATTAAAGCCTGTATCTAAAAATCTCTCTTTATTGGCTATTTTTAATCCCCCTAAATCTATAAAGAAATTGACGGATAGACTTAGTGTAGATTTCAATTATAGGGTTGGATTTGGTTCAATTACCTTAAATTTAAAGGAGTATATAAATTATCTAAGTGTACAGCATTCAATAAGTCTATTACATATTGATAAAATTAAAGTTAGCAATGTTGTGTTAAATGGGAACTCCAAGGCCTCGGTTGAGATAACTTCCACAAAAAATGCATTGTTAGAGCTAGAAAGTATTTTTACTAACAAAAAATATAATATAGATAAAGTTAGGTTGCATTGTTTGATTTACGGGGAACCTTCTTTTGTTGAGCTTTCAAAAAGCGCTTTTATTAATTCAGATTCTAATCATCTGGATTTTTACTCCGACTTCCTCATTCAGCAATTATCTAATGATGAATTTCGTTAATAAAGGCGGGTATGCCCGCCTTGCTGGCGATATGTTGAGCTACGCTCAATTGGCTTTTCTATTTATATGGTTATTAATTGATTTGTTTATAATATCTGAATTTTTATTAAGTTGCCTTTTCAAGCTTGTAAGGGATAAAACGTATAATCTCGTGGCCGAGCCAGCAGTTAAGCTCCATTATTAGCTTCTGTAGTGGCAATAATTCATTCCTTACAAATACATTACTTGCCTTCTCCACATCCCCAAACCCCCCAACATTATTCGGCATAATCCCCATCATTTGTGGCGGCACACGATGTGCCGCCATCATGTCATCCCGGCTCACGTTCTTGATGTTCAGAAATTCATCCTTTGCCGCGACTTCTGACAACGGGATAATCTGAAGACCATCCTTTTTGCCGTTAGGTGAGTACATAAACAGGTTGCGGAAGTTGCCTGGACCTTTGGCGCTTTTCATTGCGTTGCGGAGGTTGTTCACATCCTCCTGGTTCTGCGCAGCATCGGTCATGTACATGATGAAGCCAGCATGACTGCCGTTAATGTAATACTTTCGGCGGAACAGCGTGGCGGACTCGTTGAGCAGGGCTGACGGAATGGCAGAAAGATAACCGGGCAGGCCGTAGATCTCCTGGTTGATGTCCGGTTCCATCAGATGAAAGATGCTGCCTTTCGTGAACTGATATGGCTGCGTGGTCATACCGTATTGCACAAACCAGTAGGTATCCAGGTCTAACCCGCGTCGGGTGTATTTTGCCAGGGCAGGTTCAAGGGCGATAACTTCACCGAAGCGGTTCGTGCGTTTCTCCAGGTAGGCGTTACCAAATACCAGATAGTCCTGCACAAAACGCGAAAAAGCCTGCTGGCTGAGCAGCGGGTGAGGGATGTAGGTGCTGGTCAGAATGTTGCACTTTACTGCAATCGGGGAACTATGATGCACGGCAGCGCGGAAGGTGCGCGCCAGTCCGTCAAAGCTGACGGGCGGCTCATACCAGCGGTCCATCTGTACGCATTCCACATAATCCAGCAGTTCTCGGCGGTCCAGAACAGGAACGGGATCGCCGAAGCTGAATGCTTCGGCTGTAGTTTGACTTTTAAGCTGGATCTGTTTCGTCGCCGCAGTGCGGTTCTTCTTACTCTTTCCCATCAAAAAATCTCCACAATATTGCTGGTATTGGCGGATTCGCCCTGCAGCGGTTCGTTAAACAGTGCGTGCATCGTTGCCCAGGCCAGATCGGCGTGGCTGGCTTCTTCGCTGCGGCTGGCTTCATAGGTCGGGCGGTTGCCACTGGCGGTGGTGGCGCGACGTATTGCCATAAAGGACTGCGCTATGTCGGTGTGTCCGGCGTCAAACTCCAGACGGCGGTGGCTGATAATGTCGTAGGCCTTGAGTACCAGGGCGTTTTTAACGTTGGGGTTGTAGACAAACTCCCGGACGGCAGGAAAAAAC